TCTTGCCATTAGAGATAAGAAGTAAGTGAATGTAAGATGTTAGTAGTTGATTCTATTGAAGTAATCAAGTACCCTAGAGTTTGGGTGATCTTATCACATAAGTGATTCTCATCCTTAGCATACCATAGACCAATAGCATCATTCTTTAGATTCTGATACTCTTCATCAGTCCATAGATCATCAAATGCTTCACCACCATGAGTAACATCAAATTCAATGTCTGTTACCAAGTACATTGTTTCTTTCATTAACTTAAACCCCAATTGATTTTAAGATAGTTTTCATCGTGAAGTCTGGGAATATCATCAGGATCACCAGTTTCAAAGATGAATTCCTCACAGAAATACTCTGCACTGATACCACCAAGTTCATCACAAGCTCTAAGAATGTCATCACATTCATCAGCGTTCATACCTAAATCATCAACTAAGAAGTCGATGTCTGCGAAAAGTTGATTTGCAGTTGTTCTCATGATGCAAGATCCCATAGTTGTTCAAATGATTCAATCCATCTTACCTGATCGGTGGTAAGTTCTGATTTGTCCTGCTCATCAGCAGAAACATAGGGTAGTCCGTGTTTGGTGCAATACTGTTCGTAAACCTCAGTTAAGAGGTCTATTGAATCAAATACTTGCATAGTGTCCTCCTTTGTTTACTCTTATATTATAATGGCAAACGTGCCTCACTTGTAGTCTTTGGGGTCACTTTGCGAGCTGGCACATCAAGTGTTTCCATTATGATTTGCTTTGGTAGCATCTTATAGCAATAGTAACTACTGCTAAACGTGATCTTATTATTATCTCTACCATCAGGACTTAGAAACTTCATACGCTTATCAAACATCAATAACTGTAGATCCTTATCCTTAAACAATCTCATAGGTGCTGAGTCATTCAACCAAGTGTTAGTCATTATCAATGCAAAAGGTTTATCAAATGATAATGCACGTTCAAAGAATTTACGCTTATCAGTAAATGGTGGATTTGATACTATTACATCCCACCCATACGGTTCATACTCAAAGAAGTTCCTACCAGTATTAATATGAGAGTATGTTACCTCATTCTGCTCCTCTATCTGCTTTACAAACTCACTCTGTGGAGTATCAAAGGGACACCATACAATAGCATCCTTTGGAATATATTTGAGAATAGGTTTAACACCATAATCAGGAGTGTAACATTCATCGTTGTTACCTCCTGAGTACATCAGTTTACCACTATCTAATTCTTGTGCCATATCGAGTAATTTCTTTTTTAGAGATTGTAACCCCTATTCTGGGATCTTTAGCGTTACCTGCCCTTTTCTTAGGGTATTGTTTCTTTGCTTTAGGTAGTACGATTGATAGAACATCTTGGCAATCTAACTTCCATACTTCAGCGATCTTTCCCCCTTCATAACGTGCATAGTAATGGTTCTTATACTTACCAATCTTATCCTCAATAATATATCTCTCTTGCTCATCCCAAGTATCCTGAACACTGATACCATTATACGTTGCATTGATCGAATTTGCAATAGTAGATTTATACTCACACCCTCCGTCATCATCAAATGCGTCCGCACCTGAATAATCATCAGCAATCTTGTGTCCTAAGATCCCTGCCATGTGAATCTCTCTTGACCTTGCATAAGAGAATGGATCACCCCACCCCTCAACCTCACATAGAGAATAGAGTTGCTCATACAATGCTTGATACTTTTCTTCAGGAGTCATAGTACCTTTGTTGTTATAACCATTATAACCCCTCAGAATCGTTTCTGAAGGGTTACTGTGCCACTATTCCAACTGGTATAGTCTAATATTTTTTATTCTTGAAGTAGGATAATATATCCCTTGCCTCAGTATCATCAACTTTGCTTATCTTTATTCTCTCAGATATGGCAATGATTAGGTCGGCAGATATACTTCCATCAAAAGTACAAGTACCATCAGAGTTCTTGTTACCTAGTTTTTCACAAACTGCATCACCTATCAGTTCAAGATAGAAATCTTTTAGTCGATCATCATCATTGATGTAATCAATGACATCATCAACTAAAGTGTCTGCAAGTTTTTGAAGTGTGTCTTCAGAGAGTGACATAATAATCAGGTTGATAGTGTAATGTTAGCATATCGGGCAGATTCCTCCACCTTTGTTTCTATTTCTTCATAGATGTGACTGAAGTCCCATCCACGTTTAATATCATTTGCAATGTATTCAACTTGTTCTTTAGTTAAACCAAGTTGTAGATCCTCTACTGCTTCAGTAAGGTTGATTGTAAGTTCTACTGGTTCCATTTATCCTCTAGCGAATTTACTTAGATTGAAGTTGGCACGACTGAACTCGTCTCTATCAACTAATTTATAAGTTCCAATATCGCTCCACATTACATAACCTTCATCAGGAACTATCTCATCATTGATATAACATTCATACTGAGCATCACTATAACACTCTGCAAGTAGATCATTTTTAATAGATCTAACCAACTTCCATAAACTCAAAAGGTTAGAGTTTTCAAATAGATCTATCTCAACACCTTCTCTAATGCACTGATTCAATGCCTTTTTAAGTTCTTTAGCAGTTTTATCATCTACAAACTCAACCAACTGTGACATTTGTTTAGCAAACGCACAATTCTCTCTAATTCTATCTGTAATATCATACTGTGCTTTAGGTTTAACAAATAATACTTCACCCTCCACACTCTCTAACTCATTATCTAATGAACTAGCAACGGCATCCTTAAGTGTTCCTCTAGGAGTATCATAAACCGTATGAGGTGCTATGATTATTTCTTCGGAAATTTCAGTTGGGAAACTGTATCGGATGGTATTAGGATTGAAACTATCAGTGCCACCAAAACCGATGAAATCACCTTGGTAGATAGAAGTTGTAAAAGGAAGATAATCAAGACAGCGATGCAAAATATCTGCCACTTCTCCTTGATGGTTTCGATCAATATCGGTATGGTTATGGTTGATTTTGATTTTGAATTTGTTGAAGACACTTTTTGTTCCTACGAAAAATTGATTATTAGATGGATCAGTACCCCAGACTATAGCAGGAGCTCCATCTATTTTAACACTCAATTTACTCTTTGTTACAAATGCGTCTAAGACAGAAAGATCTCCTGTAAGAATAGTATCTTCAGGATGTTCAATGTGAGTGTTTTTCATAACTCTATTATAAGGGTTGAGTTAATCTATTAGTGAAATATTGTGTAGGTTCTTTAACTGTCACACCCTTTACTTCTTTCATATATCTACGGTATAGAATACCTTCTTCTCTAAATGCTTCAACTTCGTGAGGTTGATTCATATAATCAATATGATGTATATCCTCACCCTTCCATATAAACTTACCACTCTTCATCTTCAGAGTTCCATGAACCCATTGACGAAGATGCACAAGTTCATGCAATAATGTCTCAATATACATCCGTTCATCCATATTGGATTGTAATTGAATCTCAAAGTCTCTAGGGTTGTATGATGTACCAATCCAATCACAATAACCTAAAGCATCTTCTCTAATCATTCCACGATGAGTGACAGTTACATCAATATGATGTCTAGGTAGGAAATTGTTTAGAAACCAATTGGTAATACTCTCACACCTTCGCTTAGAATAGCCGTATCCACTACGATAGATACGACTCTTGTTCCCCAATGTAGTGTCCATAAGAATGATAGAATGAATAGGAGTTTTTCTTTACTGGTCATTTGATTACTCATGATATTTCAACCCATTTCAATGGTTTACCTTCAGTTAGTTTCCAAATGAAAGTTGAATTTTCATAAGGATACTTTTCATTAGCATAAGCTAAAGCATCCTGATACTCAACAAACTTCTTTGCCTTCCATTCTTTAAATGTAAAGGTATGAGTTGCTGCCCATTTGTAATTCATACTTCTACACCCCACTCATACTTTTCTACACTCTCTCTACAACATAAACAAACTAATGCTGACCAACTAAAATGATATACTTTGTTGGTTTGAGAGCAATGTGGACACTTAATCCACTTACCATCATTCCTTGATCGGGTGCGTGATGTAATAGGTTTGAAATTCATTTTAATGATGTGGATTGTAAACCGTTAATACTATTATAGCAGATGCAATAGCACAAATGGTGAATAGTGTAATAAGATGTAGCATTTAATTATCCTTTTGTTTTTGTGCTTGACACTCACAGGCATCCATTATAGGTTGTAGTTTATCGACAATACTGACTGCTTTTGGATCAGTATCCCCGATGAGATAAAAAATAATGGTTTTCATCTCATCTTTGTTTAAATTTACAAGCATTGTGATTACCTCATATAAAGATAACCACCTGACCATCCACAATTATCAGGATCAAGTACATACTCACGATCTCTAATAACTCTTAGATCGTATCTAACGTGCTTTGCTGGAGACTTCCAACTTGCTGCCTTGTAGATCTCACCTGTATGCTTGTTCACAAATGCGTGAACACCACCACTATTCCATTCTTTTCTACGCTCATCCCAATCGTTTGAGATGATCTTATGGTACTTCTTACCAGTTGTAATGGTAAATCTCATTCCTTTGAATGTACCCTCATTTAACTCATTTAATTGCTGTTGTGCGTAGCGTGATAGATCTTGTCTCATACCATCGCCATTGAATCTTGCAGCATTTGATTCAATCATTCTTCTGTGATAACGCTTGTAGTTCTCACCAAG